TCTTTGACTTCGTACTTCTTTCTGCATCAAGCTATTTGTACCAGTAGCTTTAACTTCTAAATCACCTTCAATATCTAATTCACCTTCATGAAATTGCATATTCCATTGAAAGTAAGATTCTCCAAGTGGCTTTAATAAAAAGTCATCAAGGTTTTTGATAACAGTTTTAATATTTAAACTAGATGCTCCAAGTAACATTGACATACCAGAAGCAGTTCTTGTCATACTTTGTACTCCTGTTTGTCCATGTGAGTAACTTGGTATTCCAGTTTGTTCATCTGCAAGTTGTCTAAACTTGTCAAACATCATCATGTTTTCTGGTGCTGTATTAGGAAACTTTAAACCATGTATAGATTGTCCGGGCATTCCTGCTTGTCTTCTAAATATTTTTCCCGGGTATATTTCCATTGATTGTCCACCAACTAAAGCAGACTCATCTACATCAAATACCAAAGAACCAGCCATTGCTAAATTATCTACAGCCATTCTAGCATGACCATTCATAATTTGTTGACTGTCATCCATATTTTCTGCTACGCCAATACCAAAAAAGTTATATGGGTTTCTTTCATATGGAAATGAATGATATGGTATTCTATATGGAGTAAATGGGTTTACTACAGCTCTTAATAAATAATCTCCACAAGTCCATATATTTACTTGGACTTCATCTAAATCATCAATATCATCTGCAAGTTCAACACCAACTTCTCTAGCATACTCAGCATCCATGATACCCCAATATTCTAAAACTTCAAAGCTACTATGATAATCTTCATCAGCTCTTACATCATCTTTTAAAGAATATTCAAAATCTTTTTCAACATAATTTGGACCCATTTGAATAGCTAATCTGATAGTATCTTCATCAAAATATGGCATATTTCTTAATTGTCTTAATTGACTTTTATTCATTTTGTGTCTATGTATTACATATTCACATTCTTCCATATTTGTTGCAGTTGGGTCAGGATAAAAATCCCAACAACTTACAAACTCTATTCTGGGTACTCTTACTTCTAATGGACTATATGTTCTGTTACCTTCTTCATCTTTATTCCATTTATGAAGTTTTTTATTAAAGTTAAATGGTCCTTTTACAATCCCTGTACCTAGTAAAGCAGATTCTAAAAGAGCATTTCTTATTTCAGAAGAACCATTAGATTCATCTATTTGGTCATGGATAAGTTTTTCCATTCTTCGTGCAGCTCTTTGTGCAGGATTTAATTCTAATTCTGTAGGATTATAACTAACTCCATCTTTTAAAATATTAGCTTCTCTAGCTTGTTCTTCTAAAGTTTCTTCAAATATTCCATTTTGAAGAGTAGCTCCTGCTTTTAAAACTTTACCATCGCCTTCATATCCAACATCATATGGATTATCAATCCGATTTCCTATATCATCAGGTAATTCACCTACTGTTGTTTCAATACTAGGTGTAGGATTATTAACATCTAAATGTGCTATATTTGTTTCGCCTTCTGGTATTTTAGTTTCGTTAATACCTATTGGAAACTTACCTGTTCCAAATATGACATCTACTAATTGTCCAAAAGCTGCTAATACTTTTGTTTTTGTTATTTTAACAAATACTCTAGATTTTTCAGAGTCTCTAAACTTTATTGATTTATTGTATAAACCTCTATAGTTTTCATAAGCTTGAAGCCATCTTCTTTCATCTGTTTCTCTAGCAGTTTCTGCTTGAGCAAATCTACCTTTAATAATACCAATAAGATTACGCTGCTGTTCTCCTTCTAGTGTTAAGGATTTACCAGACTCACCTTCTACTTCTTCGTAGAGATTATCAGCATTTAAAAATGTATTTTCTTCCATACTTAATATCCAAATGTAGAATCTACAGGTTTATACATTTCTCGTTTTAAACCTCTAATTCTTTCTAACGGGCTTTCCATTCTTGGTCTGCTCATTATCATATAACGCAAAGCATCATATGCGTGGTCAGAAGCATGTGTATCTACATCTTCTGGGTTAGTTTTAGATAACGGTATAGATTGTAACTCTCTAATTAAATTTGGGCAAGTATTAAATATTTGTAATCTTGGTCTTCCGTTTTCTCTAACTTTTAAATACTCGTGTACTTGTATTTTACCTTGTATTCTATTCTTATCAGCTCTTCTTAACTTATGTCCAGCTCTAATAAGAGATTCTCCGACAGTAGGACCAGTTGTTCCTGTGTTTGCCCATGCTGCAGTATCTAATACACCACTAACAGAAAAAGGGTCTTCTGTCTCCATATCTGTTATTATACTAGCTAATTCAACACCTGTCAAGCCTTTTTTGTATAATTCTCTATAAATTATTAAAGTATTATCATTTATATCCATTATTCCCCATAAACAACAGCTTTCTGAAGCATAACCATAGTCAACGCCTTTAACTCTTTCCCAATGTAAAGGAAGTGCAAAAGGAGTAATAACATGTACTTTTGGGTCAAATTCTGTAAATGCTGCACCTTCAGCCACATCCCAGTTACCTTCTAATAGTTGTTGTCTTTGTGTTGGTGGTAATGATTTAAGCATTTGCTCATAAACACCATCTTCTGCAAGATATGGATTGTCTACTAATTTAGCTGGTATAAATTTTCTAGTTAAACCATCCTTACCTATAAAAGATTTATTTGTTTCACTAGGTTCTATATATCTTTGTTTTACCCAATGAGAGCCAACACCACCGGGGTTAGCTGTACATCGTAAATAAGTTTTTATTTCTGGGTCAGTAGTACGAAGTCTAGAAGCAAGATAGT